TGATTATTAATTAATAATCAGCGTTCTAGTTTGAGAGCCGCTAGCCAGACTTGAACTGGCGACCTACGCGTTACGAAGTCCCGTATAGCAGCTCTATTATTATACTGATTACTAATTTATTAAGCACTCTTTTCTAACCTTTTCAAAACACAATCTACTATACAATTGCTGTTTTTAAGGTAGAATTGAAATGTTAATAATAGGTTTTATATTATAGGTTTAGATCCACTACTAACTTTAGGTGTTGGATCACACACCGCTTCCTCTCTCCTTTTTTCGTCCTCATTCTTGAGATACTTATTCCTTATTTCTCTAATATCATTCGTCATTCCCCATACTTTGAAGAAGAGGATGATTTGCAGTACTCCAAATATTAGGAGTACGATAGTTAAAAAGTCAATCATATATTTTTAAATCAATTTTTCTTAATCCCATAAATTCATCTTTATCACTCAAATAGTAATCGCACTTTTTGCAAAACTCATCTTCTGAAATTTGGCAATTCCCATAAGACTTTATTGCAGAAGATGGTGCTACTACAATGATACAATCAGCTTTTGCTAATTCATATTTTTCTCCAAAATCTTTATCACAATAGGAAATACATAGTCCTATATAAGGTATTTGAGTACTTACTTTGCTTGATATTCTTTGGTAGATTAGATTAGAAATATCTTCCACTATGCGTTTGGCTCTTTGCCTTTTATCTAATACTCTATTATTGAATACAGATGAATATATTAAAGTTTTGAAAAGTAAGACATTTCCTGTATTGTATACAAGGATTTCTGGATTCCACGATGAACTGGCAAAACTGAAATCATTTTTTCCGCTTCCTTGATACATTTCGGAATATAAATCAGAAATGTATTCTTTACTGGCTTTTAATACCGGATTTGTATTTTGAGCAGTATCTATTTTACTTAAGAATTGTTGCTGTATTTCAGCAACCGTTTGAATCGAGGAGTTTGATGCCTGTAGTTTTGCAAGGCTTACCGTACTTTTTAATTTATTGATTCCGTCAGCATTGAAATACTTATTTTGTGCGAAACCAAACATTGGCAGCATTGCCATTAAAAATAAAATCTTCTTCACAATCTTAAATATTTAGTTTCTAAAATCTCTTTACAGCTCCCAATACTTGGAATATAGTTCTAATCATCCTTGCCGGAAGTTGTTGCGGGGAATACTCCGGTGATTTGTTGGACGGAATGAGCGTATAAGTATCATCCGTTTTCCCCGCTCCCAACCTTTTTATAGTGCGCATATCATTTGTTGTAACGATTGCGTAGACTTCTCCGAGTGGAAGAAAAGATTTATCTTCTATCTTCTTCAATGCTATTATATCACCGTGATTAATTTCAGGTTCCATTGAATGGCCGGTTACATTACACCAACAATCTGCGTTATTGTATTTTTGGAAATCTATCATATATTCCGGATTTATTGTCTGGTCGTTTAAAACCAAATCAAAACCACCGATGAAGTCCACATTGTAATAAGGAACTCCTTCGGCAAAGTTTATCTTAGGCTTATCTTCGTTGGATTCGTTATTTTCATCGTAAAACCACACATCGTTGAAATTAAATTTTGCCTTAAGGGCATCTTTTATTCCATCGGACACCTTTGGGTATTTTTTGTTTCTGCTGTCTTTTTTAAATATACGGTCAAGAACTTGCTGTGTAACTCCAATATATTCAGCGAACATTCTAACATTTCCGTCCGTATAATGTAGGACTAAATCATATACTTTCTTGTTTGGTATCGGTAGTTCTTCGTAATTTGAAATTCTTTTTCCCATCTCTTTCTGTTTCAACAAACAATGTTTGTATATTTGCATCAAAATCAAGTTGCGGATGATTTCGACTAATTTGTTTAACTGTTCCCGTAAGGGACTATATAGGCGACCAAACTTCAAACCGCAACTTTGGAGTTGGTCGCTTTACTTTTATTACTATGAATATATATGTTTTAGCGTTAGTATCTATGGCTATTGCCTTGTTAATTTTTCTTCTTATTCTTTTGCTCGTTAAATCTTACTTCATTTTTGTTGACAAGCATATTAATAGAAAGATTGTTAACGCCATTTATATACTCATTACTTTTGCTATATTATATTCATTCGTACTACTTGCTGTTTATGCAGATTCAACAAAGGCATAAAGCCTGTATTATGTTCCGGTCAACATCGTAGTCGTCATCCCAAAATAGTTGAATAACAGGCTTAATGTCATGAAATTCCATAAGACATAAATCAAGGTAAAACCTATCATTCCTATTCAATATAGGATAAGGTAGTATGGATTCATTCATGATTTTTATCCTTCCTTCTTCCGGTGTCAAACCCGGTGACAAAAGTCTAACATTTCTTGCGGGAGCAACCCCTTCATTTTGAATCATTATCTTCCATTCACCGTTGATACAAAACACTTCCGCTCTCAATGAAGCCTTTTTACTTTCGATTTCTTTCCGTGCGTATTCTTTGAGCTGGAAATCGTTTATCTTCTGTTCCTGTTCCTTTAGTCTTTTATCATACCGGTAGAACATGAATCCAGTGAATATGGCAGAGATGAATGCCACACCTGCGCTTATCCCCGCTATTATGTTCGATAAATCATCCATACTCATATAATAAGGTATAAACCGCCCAAATAGTTAAACAATGTTATACAAACAATGTTTGTTACATAACCGTTTGTATTTACAAACATTGTTTGTACATTTGCATCATCAAACAGTGATAACCTAATCACTTTTGCAAAGAAAGACATTTTTAAGGTCATATACAATAGTATAAACATATTAAAATACACGATTATGAGCACGAATTTTAAAAATCAAATGAAAGAAGTCATGAGTCTAGCATGGTCTTTTGTAAAGAGAAACGGTTTCTCAATGAGCGAAGCACTGAAATGCGCATGGGCAAATATGAAGTTGAAAGCTCAAATGAAAAGCAAGATTGTGAAGTTCTATTTTCAGAAAGTAGATGGCACAATGAGAGAAGCTTACGGCACACTTTGCGAAAAATACATGCCGGCAATGACCGGTACTGATAAAAGAGTAAAGAACGATACGGTTCAAACCTATTTCGATACAGAACGCGGTGAGTTCAGATGTTTCAAGAAAGCTAACCTTTTAAAAATTGCATGATTATGACACGTTACGAGATTGAACAAGGCTTGAATGCCTTATACAGAGACTTGGACAATGTTCAGAATATGGATGAAGAAACAGCCCGCAGAGTTTACAATGTAGATTGCAAGGCTGACATCATAGAAGTTATCGAAGAAGAAATTGATACCTATGAAGCCATCCTTTCAGGACCGGATACAGACGAAGATAACGACATGGATTATGATGCCCTCTGTCTGATTCAAGGTTTAAGCAGATACGCGTAGAATCTTACATGATTATACCGAGCACGACAGCCCGTGCAGACGTAGAGAATATTCTACACGGGCACTATTGATTAAGCTCTTTGACATATTGTAAAAGCCTTTATAGTGTAATTCATAAACTATTTAGGTCAACCAAAGATAATGAGATATAGAAGCCACCATAGCAGGGATGCGGTGAACGGTGGTAGGCTATATAATTGAAATGAAATTTACTGTTAGTCTGAAAATGTCTTTATCAGTAAGCACTACCGAGTAGGCAACGGTTGCGCTAACAGGTGCAATATAGCCCGTGCCGAACTTGTGATAAGAGTTCTTCTCTTCGATGAGAGCACGGGCACTAACTAAAACATATTATTATGAAACATAGGCGAAAAAGAAGATTTACCAATACAGATGTAAATACTATCTGTAAATTGAAAGATGAGCTTATCCAATATAAGCAAGCATACAAATTTCTGTTTTATTCAATCATTAATGCTGAAGCAGGTAAAGATATGCCGAATATTTTAGTATCTGACTTGCCGGATGATAGTGTAGTCCACTATGTAAATAGGACTATAAGAGAGTGGAGCGAGAAGTTATATCCAACCAATAAAGAGAAAAAAGATGATTAAAAGAATAGTTCAGTATATTAAAAGGCGTAACGATATAAGGTTGCGTAAATGGTGTGTAAGATTGGCGGTAAAGACAAACACACATTATGATTGTGTATATTATACCGCCAACCAAATCTATAAATGGATTAAAGGGCTTCCTGAATCTTAGTTTTTATTTCTTCGTATGTTTCACTCGTTTCTATGAAATGAGAGCCATTTGAAGATGGTGAAGTAAGGATAATTTGCACCTTGCCGCTATTTAATGCACTCAAAAAACTAATAGTGTTTACATTAACTAATGTTACACCTCCATTTTTAAGATTTACTTCAATAAACTGTTTCATATTTCTTAATTTTTAGTTAGACACCTCAAAGTTAAGAAAATCCCCTGATTATAACGTGATGTTGCCAATCGAATTGGTTCAGGGGAACAAACTTTCAAATTTTACAATTATGTCACATTATTATTCAAAAGTGGGTGCTGATAGTTTATTGTCACTTGTAAGTGCATCCGATTGCGTGGATTATTTTGATGTAGCCAGTCTTGTTTCCGAAATGGATGAAACAGAGGTTCTAAACCAAGTCAGTGAAGATACCATAATTAGTTATCTCGAAGATAAGGGTTTTAAAGTAGAAAAGGAGAACTAAGATGAAGTTAATCCAGTTGATTTTAGCCATACTTTTAGCCTTATGCGCTATAATTATGTTTTATGGGGCAATCACAACCCATAGCCCAATAAAAGCCATCTCTATTATTATCATGGGGATTATTTGTATCGGCTGTTTTGCTTTTGTCAGAATCTCCTACACAGAATTACGTGAATAACCTTTAAAACACTTCATAACAAAATAGATATGAATGAAACATTAGATCTGCAAATTAAGCGGTTAGAGTTTTGCCGTGACTGTATCGTACTTGATTACGATGCCGGAAGAGAAGAATACGATCGCCTTGAAAGGATGATTGAAGAATTGAAACAACTAAAACCCAAACAGAAATCCGCAAAAAGGTAGACCGACAATCCGACATAAGGTTCCTGCAATAAACCAGTACTGTGAGTAAGGGAAACCAGCCGGGCGGATTCTGAAAAATATAGTAGTTTTTGTCGTGTTTTATTTTGTGTTTGTACTAGGTGTACCGTCTGTGAAGATAGTACACCTTTCTTATATGGGTGGTTAGCTTATCGGTTAGAGCTTTGTGCTGCGCAGCCAATTATCATAATTGAGAGGGGTTCGATTCCTCTATCACCCACCAATCATTAATTTAATTTTTAATCTTATGGCAACAATCAGAGAAACGATTTTAAAAGTAAAACCGGGCAAACAGAAGATTATCCCGCTATCAGAAGTTGATGTTACAGGCTACAGACAACAAGCCCATGTAATTAGCAAAGAATTGAGAGATAAAGGTGTTGTTGTTCCAGGCGGCAAGCCGGCATACACAATCTCTAAAAACAAGTACACCGGATCAATGTATATTATAAATAATATGCAGAAATAGTATTTAAACTTACACGATTATGGATAGAGTATTTACAGAGCTATCTGATAGAGAAAATGAAATCGCTCAATTGTATGGTGGCGGGTTAGAGGTGAAGGAGGTCGCTAATCTTCTTTTTCGTTCCTCTGCCACTATTAGAAATCACATGCAGAGCATATATGAAAAGCTACAGGTAAGAAACAGAAGTGAGTTATCCATTAAAATGATGGAAAGACTTAATCGTGTTAAGTTCACCTTAGACTTATCACCAATAGTTAGGGCTTCTGTTTCCTGTTTTCTATTATGTGTATTCTCACTATCGCTTTACCACGAACAAAGCGAGATGAGAAGAGGAAGAGAAGCAAAGGTTGAACGAATTGAAAGAATAAGGAGGCCAGAATGAATGCAGAAGCAAAACTAAATACTCTCTATCGAATAGGTAGCAGAGTTTCTCTCAATAAAGAGCAGGCAAAAGAGTTTGTAGGCGGTCGCTATAGACTTGAAAAACTGATAGCGGAGAAGAAAATACGGGCAGAAAAGACCGGAACCACAAAAATGTCTCCATACGCTATCAATGCCTGTGATGTGCTTCTTTATGCCGTTGATTCTAAAGAGCAAAGAATATAATTAACCCTTTAAATTTTACGATTATGAGTCTTATCAAAAAAAGTAATGAATTAGTAATCCCTACCATAGTAAAGATGATGATTTACGGTCAAGCTGGTATGGGAAAATCAACAGTGGCATTGAGCGCACCGAAACCGTTATTATTGGACTTTGACAACGGAGTCAAGCGTATGAATATGGCGCATCTGGAAAACATAGATACCGTACAGGTCACTTCATGGAATGATGTGCAACAGGTTTTGCAAGAAGATTTATCGGCTTATCAGACAATCGTAGTTGATACCATTGGTAAGATGATGGATTTCATCATTACTTATAAATGTGGCAGCCGCCAACCGTCTATCAGGGATTGGAGCGGTATTAATGCAGAGTTTTCATGGATGACAAGAACGCTCTCAAGCTTGAATAAACACATCATTTTCGTTGCCCATCGGGACACACGGAAAGAGGGTGATGATACGGTGTTCATTCCTGCTCTACGTGAAAAATCCTACAACTCCATCGTTACCGAACTGGATTTGCTCGGCTATCTTGAAATGAAAAGTGAAAGAGGCGTTCAAAGACGCACTATAACTTTTGACCCGACTTCAAGAAATGACGGTAAGAATACCTGCAATCTTCCTTCAGTAATGGAGGTTCCTACCATCCTTGACAAGAATGGCAATCCGACTGCCAAAAACGACTTTATCACTACCAAGATAATCAATTCGTATTTGGGTATGCTTGCAGCCAAAAAAGCGGCACAGGAAAAGTATGATAAAGTTATTGAAGAGATAAAAGAACAGATCGAACTTATTACGGATGCGGAATCTGCTAATAATTTTATCGCGCAAATAGATAATTTTGAGCACGTTGGTTCTTCAAAGCAAATGGCGGCAAAGTTGGTAGCCAACAAAGCGAAGTCTTTGAATCTGAAACTTAATTCAGAAAAGAAATATGAACCAGCAGCCTAAATATCGTATTTACACAACGCTTCTTGATGCCTTTGGGGAATATCTGAATAGTGATGTGATTTGGGATAAGTACTGGGGGTGGTCAGAAAATCCGCCCCATACTCCCGAAGAATTTCACAAACAACAGTTTCAAGAACTGATAGACCGGATTAACCGCAAGCCATTCGATAGCGAAGCGGCA